TAAGTTCCCGAAGGATTTAATGACTTATTAAGTTCACTAGAGTTCAATCTCTATCTAGGCTTTTTTCACTTGAAAATTATTGATCTTTTGCCCCTAGAGGTTTCTAAAAAGATCAAACTTTTATCGTCGTGTGCCTGACCACAGCGTAGCAGAAAATCCAGTTGACCTTGATCACCTGATAAGAGCGAGTTCTAGCGTGGGTAATATGTCCGAATTGCCCGATTGAGCGTGGAACACGCTGGCTCATGGCTGGCTGATCGGGGTTTGGGTGGGGTGATCGGGTCTAAATGGGGGGTAGAAGGCTAGAAAGCCCCCTAGAAGCCCGATTAGGGCTATCTGAGCGTGAGAGCCTGAGCGTGGGGGCTAACTGGCGATCTCGGAACTGGAACTAACTATCTCGAACACCCGTTCGAAATTGCGAACTTACTCATGGTGGCGGTGGCGGTGGTGGAAGCAAGTTAGTTGCGAACTAACTTTAATGGGCGTGCATGAAGTTAGTTAGTTAAGTGTGTGCGCCTTGTGAGAGATGTTTAGTTATTTAATTATGTGGGAAATTGCGCCCGAATTGTTTTTTTCCAGTAATAACTAATAGAGATATAAGAGAGAGAGATAGATAGATACATGTTCCATGTTTATTAATAGTTAATAGTTATGTGATGCCAAGAGATACTAATTGCTACATGGAACATGTGGCTATGTAGTGATGCGTATGCGTTTGGTTATGTGAGTTATTACAAGGAGAGAAGGCACTAGGTAATAGTGATGTATTGATCTGATAACAACTCGGAGAGTTGGCTAATAGGCTGGTGGTATCCGTATTAACAAACTGTTGCCGTAGTCAGTAGCCAAACGCTAGTTAGTTGTGCCGTCATCAAATAGTCATCAAGCCATGTGGAACACATAGTTATTGAGCGCATGTTAACAAGATCGCACCTGATTAATAGTCAGGGGAGATTGTTAACACTAATAAATTGCTAAGACCCCCCCACCATTAAGCGTGAGCGCACAGGGGACCCCCCAGGTTGGAGACATGGTTGACGTGTTTGAGCCAAAGCAGTAGCCAAAAGAGGTCTAGGATGAGGTCATATGCGGATGTAGCGCAATTGGTAGCGCACCACCTTGCCAAGGTGGATGTTGCGAGTTCGAGTCTCGTCATCCGCTCCACTATATACAATAAGGCTATGGAACAGCAGTCACACCTATTTGATGAGATAAAGGCTAGTACACGCCTGCAGATGGCCAAGGAGATACTTAAGGGTATCAAAGGTCTAAATTTATCGGCCCCTACCATTGACCAGATAACCCAGATAGTTAAGGATGCCCAAGAGGGCGTTTAATAATTTAATGTCCCTCGTCAATGACCCACGCTACGTGGTCCACGTTGTTCTTAATCTTCTTTACACTTCTATAATCATGTAGAGATAAGAGAGCCTTACTTAGAGCCTCATCCGATGTCCTTGCCTTTCCTCTACGAGTTATGTGAGGCTGCTGGATTTCTGGCCTGTCAGGATACTCGTGCCAACAATCTGTGCGAATTGTCCAATGCCACACCCCACCACCCCTCTTATTGGCTGAAATTGTAAATTGCCCATTCATAAAGTAAGCATACCTCCCCTATTCAATAATTTTTTCTCAGTACTAACCAAAGCAGTAGCCAGGAGGGTATAGGATTTATCCCATGAGTACTAATGACTGCACCAGCAAGTGCGAGTTTGATTTAGATATGGATGGTCAAGTAACCTGTGTTATGTGTGGCTCAAGGGAGAGTTCTAACCCCAATGGTTGTTGCGATTTACCTCCCGCTTCATTTGAGGAGTAACTATGTATCTATTTGGTCTAGAGTTGCGAAGAGATACTCGCACTAAGGAGGTAGTCATGGTCACCTGTTCCAGGTGTTCTAAGGACTATATGATCTCCGCAGATAATATGCGAGTTCCTAATTACTGTCCAAGTTGTAAATAACTGATCGGAGAATCAAATGGTCTTAATAACTGACTTCTTAGCACTACTGTGTGTGACTGTCGTAGCACTGTATGTGTTGTGGGTATCCCGCAAGGCTGGTAATCCCGTATATCTAGTAATGAAGATTTTGTCGGTGATGATTGCCTTACTCTGGATTGTTGCGGCATTTTTGTATTCTTCTCAGCAATAACTAGATATGCCATATAAGGACAGGAAGTCCGATAAGGCTAAGGCGACTAATCAAAAGGCAGGTAAGAAGTACTACCTTAAAAATAGGGGCGCCCAGTTATTACGTAATAAGACCAAGAAGGATCAGATACGTGATTACATCCGTAAGTATAAAGAACATAGAGGATGTATGGATTGCGGCGTTAAATATCCTTACTATGTCTTAGATCTAGATCATCGTGATCCAAGTGATAAGAAGTTCACTCCAGCAGCCCTACACAAGACAGGCAGTTGGGAGAAGATGATTAAAGAGATCCGCAAGTGCGATGTCGTATGTTCTAACTGTCATAGACAGAGGACCCACGAGAGAGGGCACTACACCCACACCAATAGTTAATACAAGGAAACATAGCCCAAGACTCTTGAAACTCGAAGAGTTAGGTAGTGGCTATGTGATAGGGTGGGAATATGGAAATAAAAAGAAACTGCGGAACTTGCACAAAATGTTGTGAAGGTTGGTTATCAGGTAGTGCTTTAGGGCATTCTTTTTATAAAGGTAAGCCATGCCACTTTATTGCAATAGGTAAAGGTTGCACCGTATACGCTAAGAGACCTAAAGACCCTTGTGTAGTGTACACCTGTGGGTGGTTAACAAATGCAGACCTTCCTGAATGGATGAAACCATCCGAAATCAACGCAATAGTAGATTTTAGAAAAATTGAAAATACAGATATTCACTACATACGCACTAGTGAGGCAGGAGAAACTTTAAGATCCGATGTCCTTTCTTGGGTTATATCTTATGCGCTTTTAAAAAAATATAATTTATATTGGACAGTAAATGGGGCAAATTACTGGCAAGGCAGTCCTGAATTTTGCGAAATTGCTTCTAAATTTTAATTTTTTTCAATAAAGCCCCAAGACAGTAGCCATAATGTCACAATACAGTTATGGCCAGATATGCAGAATTCCAAGACTCAGCAGGAAGACACTACGTTGAGCACGATATGCCTGAAGAGACGGCATACAAGCATCCAATCCGATCCTACGGTGATGCACGTCGTCTTTCTGTATATGACACAAAGGATTCAACGCCAAGAACAGTTGATCCAAAAGGTGGCGGAGTTAGAGAGAATCCAAAGGGTGAACCAGGATTAGTTGGTTATTCAGATTTTTATCGTGAGCCTGTTCGTGATTCTGGTATTACATTTGTAACTAAAGATCAAAAAGGCAATGAGGTACGTGAAAAATCAAAGCCAATCGCAGATACTAATATCGGATACATGCGTGTACATGATCAGTATAAAGGCGGAGGAATTGGCCGCCAGATGTTTGATTACATGCACAAGACAACTCCAGAAGGATCAATCCTAAATGTAGGCAAGGCAGCATCTAATGAGACGCTACATATGTCTGAGAAGTTAAAGAAAGAAAAGCCAGATTCAATCAAGTATAAGTTGTTCTAATGAACAACAATCTATCTAAGCAGCAGTTTGGCCCCATGTACCATGGCACTCGTGCAGATGTAAGTGGTGGCTTTATATTTCCTGCTGTCACTGAAGGAGAGAGTCGCATGGCTAATGCATGGGCTACAAGTGATCCAGGGCAAGCGAGATTCTTTGGCGAGACTAAGATGCCAAAAGGTGCTGAGAAGAATCCCGTTAAAGTCTACAAGGTGCAACCAGTTAGCAATGAAGTTAAAGAAGAGTCTGGGAACATAGAGGGTGAACGCTTCTATTCCTCCCCTCACGGGTTTATGATTACTGGAGAACACAAATGAGCGCCAAAAATTTATCTTCAACACAATTCGGCGTTAAGGTAATGCCCAAAGAGATGTATGTAAATGTTGCAATGCAGGTGACACCTTCATCAGAGGCATCTAACACAGCAAGTAGTACCAAAGCATGAGCGCCAAATACTCACGTAGCGAACCATTCAACAAGATGCAGATTAAAGATGGCTGGATAGTAATCATGCGAAAAGATGGATCTATCAAATCACGCATTGAGCCATACCGACCAAAGGTTAAAAAATAATGTATGAGTATCGTGTCAAGAAGGTTAACAAGATAGTTGACGGAGATACTATCGATGTTGATATTGATCTAGGCTTTGCCGTCTCATTTACACAACGGGTTCGTCTTGCGGGTATTGACACACCTGAGAGCCGAACAACTGATCTGAAAGAAAAAGCCCTCGGCTTGGAAGTAAAAGAGAAAATTAAAAAAGAAATAGCGGCGGCGAAAGATATCGTCATTAAGACAGAGAAGCCAGACTCATCAGAGAAGTACGGAAGAATCCTAGGTTGGCTATTCTTAGACGGTGCAGATGTGTCGCTTAATCAGAAACTAATCAATGAAGGTTATGCTTGGACATATGGTGGCGGCACGAAGATTAAAGATTTTGATGAATTAATAGCAAAGAGACAGGTGAACCCATGACGACTATGTGTGAGCATGTCTACAAGAGTATGGGCGTAACGCTGTGCCCTAAGTGCGGTCTTGATACTCACGACACTAACTGGCAAAAACAAAATAACTTAATGAAGCAATGGCATATAGATAATCCTGATGCTAAGTATGCGGGATGGATGTCTATATGAGTAATAAGAAGTGGATCCCACATCCAACAGATAAGTGGCAAGTTGACTGGCACTCCCTTAAGTATCATAAGCATGCCATGACTTTTGAAGAATCAAATTCATTTATGTCTACACCTAACGAAGATGGCTCACATAAGACTCGCCTTGATTTTCACAAACACCTACATGATCAAGAAAAATTTGGCATTGGTGAGCCTCATGATCACTTTACTCCCAAGGATAAGAAATGAAGAAGAAGGCTTTTTCAAAGAGTGGTTACTCTAGATCTTCTTACGGAAAAAAGTCCGTCCAGGAAAGGTTTAAAGTTAAAGATGTAAATGAAGAAGGCGGTGCTGATTATATTTCTGCATGGGTAAACAACAATTTAAATAAGACACAGATGTCTAATGCCGAAGGAATTAAAGATCTAATGCAAGGACCAAAATTAGGTTATAACGTGAAGAAGCGCAGAACATCTGAACCAAAGGAAGAAGATGAGTAATCTATCTCCTAAGCAGTTTCATACTCTCTATCGTGGTTTAAGTTTTACTACCGATGTAAAAAAACCTCTCGGCATGCATTGGACAGATGATCCAGAGAGAGCCGTTGGCTTTGCAAGAAATCCTATTCGGCGAGGACCTGGCGTTGTAATTGAAGGACAAGTGGCTAAGAAGAGTCGTGAGACTCGCTCTGATGTATTACAGAAGAATCAAGTATATGACGAGTATTGGGAGAATGAAGTTCCTGTTAAGAAGGGCAGCACCGTGCACGTAACTGCTGTCACTAAGTTAAGTGATAACCGAGATCGCACACGCACATACAATCCACCAAGGAAGTGGAAAGCATGAGTAGAGGTCAAGAGTTTTCTCACGGAGTCTGGAAACAAGAGCCATTAATTCACACACCAAGAGAGTTAACTCATCTTGCAAAAAGCCTCACATCTGATAGCCATCCTGATTTAGGAACTGGAAGTCCGCTTAACACTAATGAGTTAGGGTATCTTGCTGGAGATAAATGGTCTGCAGAAGGAGAGTGTGACAAGGCTTGTCGTATGGTGCATGACTATCTTCCTCACGGTTCTCATGTAAAAGAGTATCGAGATTCAAATGCTAATAATTATCAATTTGGAAATCACTATGTGCACCATGTTCCTACTACTGAAGGTATGCACGTAGTTGATTACACGCATCGTCAATTTAATGCACGGGCTAAATTTCCAGTAATTGAACCTCAAGAAAAATTTGAAGCACGTAAATCAATGCAACGATTCTCTAAAAATCGAGATGTGGATTACCGAGTTTTATGAATAATTTAAATCAAAGACAATTTAATATGCCTGTTCCTGAGAATGTTCAGATAAGAAAAGCAGGCGGTAAAGGTCATCTTGAAGGAGATCCAACTGAGAGTGCTACTGGCATGGTTAGGACTGAGCGCTTAATTCCTTTGATGGAACATAGACGTCTTGGTGCTGATGCTCAGCCTTCTAGTTCTAAAGTTATTGCTGGAATTAGAGGAGACATTAAGAGTGGCAAAGGAATTAACAATCCAATCATGGTTGCATATGATCACGCTAATAAGTGGGGCGTTGTTGGTGAGGGTCACCATAGATTAGAGGCTGCAATGGCAGAGGGCGTCTCCCATGTGCCAGTAACAGTTTATCGTCAGCCAGGATTAGGTGAAAGAAAAGAAAACTTCTTAGGTAATCACTTAGCAATGACTACTAACTTTACTGATAAAGGAAGTTACGAAGATCGTATGGGCAAAGAGTATGTTCCTACTAATATTCACCCTGGACACTTTAAGCAGTTTCAATAAGTGTAGGTATTCCGTCCCTAAACTGATCTACTGGAACTCTCCAACAAGTTCCTGATTTTTCTTGCGACCACCACTCATCTCTCTGACACTCTGATACTGGTAGCCAGCCATATATCTCTACTGAAGAAAAGTACTCTAGGTCGTAAATTCTAGTGCCAACAATTATGGCGTTCTTATTTACATCCTTACTCCATACAGGGATAGCATCTTTAGTTCTAACACAACGAACCTCAATATTTTGTCCAACATCTGGATGATCTATACGATTCTTATGCTCTTCATTTGTATACCAAGGAACTGTCCATGGCATTTTGTAAAGTTTAGCAACCGCATACTCTGCAACATTTGATCTGATGTTTGCGTTTAACTCATACTCTAGCCAACCTTGGCGTTTGCCTTCAGCATAGTTAGGGCGATCTTCACTGCCCCACTTCATTAACCAGCGTTCCATGCCCAACTGGGCACAGACTCGAATCTCATCTTTTGTTAGTTCTACGATTTTTGCCATGTGCCAAACCTATCACACTGAGACAATAGCCTTTTACGAAAGGAGCCATATGGCAGACAAAGGAACAGCAGCAGCCATTATTGAGGTTGCTGAAAAAGAAGTTGGCACAATTGAAGGTCCAAAAGATAATGAGACTAAGTATGGCAAATTTACTAAGGCAGACTTTCTACCTTGGTGTGGTTCATTTGTTATGTGGTGTGCAAATCAGGCAGGTGTAAAGGTTCCTAATACCGTCTCAACTGTGGCTGGCGCAACTGCGTTTAGAAAGATGGGCACCTGGGTAGATGCAAAGGATGCCTCTCCAAAACCAGGAGACATAGCCTATTTTGATTTTCCAGGAGATGGTGTAGATAGGATTTCTCACGTAGGTATTGTTGTATCTAACAATGGAGATGGAACAGTTACCTGCATTGAGGGTAATACTGCAGGAACTGCAAAAGGTGATCAACGAAATGGTGGCGAAGTTTGTAAAAAGGTTCGTGGCTACATATCTAATAAAAAGAAGGTCATGGTATCTATTGTTGGATTTGGTCGCCCTAACTACGTTGGTAACGAAGTTGAAGCAAGCGTTCCTGTTTCAGAGACACCAACCTTCCCAGGAACTATTAAACCTGGAAGTAAAGGGAACAACGTCAAGGTTGTTCAACGTGCTCTTGGTCTAATGGCTGACGGAGACTACGGCCCAGCCACAAAGAAGGCTGTAATTGCATTTCAAGACAATCACGACAATTTGGACTCAAATGGAATTGTTGGCCCCAAGACTTGGGCAGAACTGGTCAAATTACTATAAATCGGACATTTTACCCCCATGGCCCCCTAAGAACCATCTGGTATTCTTGGGGGGCTTTCTACTGAAGGGGTGCCCATGACAACCATCATCGGAGTACAGTACGAAGATCGCTGCATCTTACTTGCAGATAATCAAGTAACGGATGAGAGTGGTCGCATCTATCGACATCCACAAATGGCAAAAGTTACCGAACGTGGCGATTTTATAATTGCTGGTTCTGGAGAGGTCTCTCCTTGCGATATTGCTCAACACATTTGGAATCCACCAAAATTAACTGCCAAAGATTCTAAAGATGTCTATCACTTTATGATTGCAAAGGCTATGCCTTCCCTTAGAAAATGTTTAACTGAAAATGGATATGATTTTAATGAGGACCACGATAAATCTAAAGAAGGATTACGATTTCAATTCTTAATGGCTGTTGGTGGAGAGTTGTTTGATATTGATCAAGATTTGGCTGTTATGAGAAGTATGGATGGAACCTATGCAGTTGGTTCTGGGGCTTCATATGCTTTAGGTGCTCTGCATGCTGGTGCTAAACCAATGAAGGCTATGGAGATTGCTGCAAAACTCACAGCCTTTACTTCAGGTCCATACATTGAAAAGGAACAACTTAAGTAACTTTTGTAGGATTATTACACTTTATAAAAGTTACTCCTGATATAAACATAAACATGTATTAAAATAACAACGTCTATTGTAGATACTGTTCTTTTACTATTTTTAACACTTTCAACAACATTTCGACTCCTTCAGTGTCTTATTAGATGTAAGAAGATAAGGTATTTAAAGACTCCATCGTGAGCCTATTTTAAGGAGACACAACTAAGTGATATCACTGAAAAAAATCGCACTTGTTAGTGCTGCAGCATTGACAAGCACAGTTCTTTTAGTTCCATCAGCAAATGCAAATACATTAACTCTGACCGTTAACGGTTCAGCAGCAACTGGAGGCACAGCAGCAACCGCTCCTGTAGCACTTCCTGTTCCAGCAGATAACAGCGTTGATTTAGCAGATGCATTACGAATTGCCGTAACAGGCTTAGATACAGGCACAGTTGTTACTGCTGTTGCTACAAATGCAACATTAGTACCAGCCGTAGCAACTTCTACTGCTCCAGTTACTGCATCCTCTGGAACTGCAAGTCTTTCTATTGGTACAGGAACTGGTACTACTGCTGATATTTTTGTTTATACAAAAACAACTGCGGTAGGATCTGTTGCTGTAACTATCCGTGGAAATACAACTACGTACTACGTGCAAGGAACTGCTGGTGCTCTTAATGCAATTGCACTAACTGCACCTGATTCAGCAGCGGCTGGAAGTACTCAATCATTAAAGGTAACTGGATACGATGTATTTGGAAACTTAAAAGGTGGAGCATCTATCAATGCTGTTGTAAGCAATGGGTCTACAGCCTCTGCAACTACTTTAACAACTGACACTGTTACAGCAACTAACGGAACTAAGACATTTGATGTTGTAATTCCAGCAGCAGGTCAAGTTACTGTAATTGTTTATGCAACTGTTGCTACTGCAATTGCTGGCATGTCAACTCCTGTTGGATCAGTTAGCAAGAACATTGCTATTCGTGATCTTGCAGGTGAGTTAGCAGCAGTCCAGGCAGCACTTGCAGCAGAAAAGGTTGGTCGTGCCGCTGATAAAGCAGCCTATGACTCAGCCACCGCAACTGCTACTAAGCAGATTGCCGATTTAACAGCCTCTGTAACGGCTTTAAAAAAGTCTCTTGTAGATGTAAAAGCCCTGTATAACAAGTTGGCTAAGAGGTACAAACTAAAGACTATTAAGTAGTATTTCCCTACAACTTAATATGAGCCTCCTGAGCATGAGGACGCAAAAACTGCTCATCTAAACTTATGGTAGGCTTTGGGTATGTCTAAGACTCAAGATAAAAAGAAACAAAGAAAAGAAGAACATGCCGAATTCTTATGGAATCAGGCTCAATTAAAAGCAGCCCTGATTAAAAATCAGTTAGACATTGCTGTCCAGACCTTTAAAGAACTAAGTGGAGAAATGACTGAAGAACAAGTTAAAGCAACTGAAGAACAGACTCAAATTCAATATAAACGCATTGAAGAGTACATAATGAGCGAAAAAGAGAAGTATTTAGAAAGACTAGGCATCCAACAGGACTGATAATTGGTCTATGTTAAAAAAGATATTCTTTACAGTGATTTTGGCAGCCCTCCTCTCCAGTTGTGGCTATGATGGGCATTTCAGATATCCATGTCAAGATCCTACAAATTGGGAAAATGCAGAGTGCAAACCACCAATCTGTACAGCCAACGGGGCATGTCCAGAAGACTTGGTTAGTCAAAAAGAGATAGAAGGAACACAAAATGGCTAAAGAAAGATTATCACCACAAGATTTAGATGCAAGATTAAAATTTATATTAGGAATTACATTAGGTTCAATTCTATTTATAACCGCTGTTGGAATTATGTATGCCCTTATATTTGTTACACAACCAATTACTGGACAGTCTGAAAACGATAAAATGTTCTTTAATGTACTAGGTAGCGTAGCAACCTTTATTACAGGAACACTTGCTGGTCTTCTTATTGGTAGCAGTGGTTCTAATGCAGTGGCTACTCCTGTAACCAATACTGTTACTGAAAGTGTCCCTAGTGTTGCTGAGGTTACAACAGTTGCGGAAGAAATTCCTGCAGCAAAGTTAGACGACCCTAACTACAACTAACGATTATCTGTCTTGTAAAAACCGCCACCTTTAAAGACGGCTGTAACAGGAGAGTAAACTCGAATTAGAGCGTAGCCACATTGTTCACAGAAGTACTTACCTTCTGGATCATTGATGCCACGCTCTTTTTCATAATCAATATCACAACTAACACATGCGTATGAATAAAGCGGCATTACGAATGGGTAGTCATTACTGAAACCATCTGACCACAGTCAACACACGTTTCATAGGTTTTAGCAGTAAATGGGCATGAACTTTTTTCAGTAACAATATGTTTGCACCAAAACGCTTTAATTACTTCTAGTAGTTTCATTTTTACTCCTCCTGGTATGAGTATACATTACCTGGTAAACAGGGCATAATTGGGTTATGCCTACTATATTAGAGACGCACAAATCAATA